TACAGAAAGCCTGGAATGGTGGTTTTGTAGAGGGTGTTAATAGTGAGCGTGGTCATCCTGAGAAAAACTTTCATGAGTGGTATCAAATGCATAAATTTACAAAGAAGTATGGAAAATAATGGTTTATCTTTAAGTGCTATAGTATTTATAGTACTACTAACACTGAAACTTTCAGGTGTTATTGACTGGTCTTGGTGGTGGATAACTTTACCTATATGGTGGATGATACCATTAGTATTACTCATTATTATATTTGCACTTATTGTAATTGTATTTGAAGAATTACGTGATAAAATAAGAGAACAAGACTAATATGACTGAAGAAGAAAAGCTGAGAGTAGTGCATCTTATGATGCATTTAGAGGTATGCATTCATGCATGTGATAATACTGAAAGTATTAAGTGGTTTAATAGACACAAGACTAAGATGACTATGAAGAACTTTGTAGATACAGTTCTTAAAGAACACGGTCATTTATTCAATGCTTTTTGGGAGACACCTGGTTTAGATATGAAAGACTTTGTTAGAGCAATAACAGAGTTTGGTGAAGAGGTAAGTACACTTCCTTTAATGGACTTACCTGAGATTACAGCAATCATAAAGGATTTTAAACAAAATAAATACAGTAAAAAATGACAACAATTATTTTAGGAGCTATGGTAGTGGTATCTACTGCAGCGGCAATTACACTTGGCTTAAGAGCACGTGGTTATAGACAACTAATGGAAGAGTTAGAAGTAGATTATGATCGTGTTATAGAGAAATATACTAATGCTTTTCTTGAAGCTAATGATTTAAGACAACAAGTTGCTAAACTTAAGAGAAAGCCAAGAAAAGATAAAGGTCAACCTAGAACTACATATAATGGCAAACCTATTACCAGTAAGCGTAAAGTTCAAGAAGGAAAATAAAGAACTTATTATAGCTAATCAGCTAAGTAAAGTTCAGTTAGATCTATTTGTAAAGCAGTTAGAAGAAGGACAGAAAGTTCTTGTTACTTATGAAGTTATAAATGATGATGCTTCTTATAGCCAAATCAGTAAACTACATAAGTGTATTAGAGAACTTGCACAGTATGCAGGCATGTCTATGGATGACATGAAACTATATGTAAAGAATGAAGCCGGTCTTGTTAAAGGCGAGAGTGTAATATCTTTTGCAGACTGTAGTAAAGAAGAAATATCTATGGCTATAGAAGCTTGTATTAAGATAGGAGATAAAATTGGGTTCCCTATATACTAGGGAATCCGCTCTCCTTTTTCAGCATCTATCTTAACCATTTCTGTTTGACCCTGTTGTTTAGCAGCATCCTCTATTAGTAACTGAAGAGATAACAAAGTTCTAAAGTGGTATGCTTCTACATCAGTTTCATCTTTACCTTCTGCTATCTTTGTAATGATTTCACCAAGATGCTTGTCATCTTTAAAGGGAAAGAACTCAAAAAGAAACTGATTAATCCTTACATAATAAGAAATAGGTAGTTCTAACTTTACTGTTCCTGTTTCTTTTAGAACTTCACGCTCTATGATCTTAGGATTAGATGTTTCTTCGGCCATAAATTAATTATTTATACAAACTTATGTTAGAAAATGTAAACTTACAACAAGTAAAAGAAAAATTATATAGTAGACTTAAAGATAACGGATGGGGAGACTCACTGAAAACTTTTGTATTAAGTTCTGATATGGATAAAATACTAGAGAGACTACTTGAAGAGGCCCGGGATAATAAAAGATTTGTACCCCAGATGAAAGATGTATTCAGAGCATTTGAACTTTGTCCATTTGAACAAGTTAATGTAGTGATCATGGGACAAGATCCTTATCCTTATCCAGATGTACCAGATGGTATAGCTTTTAGTTGTAGTAAGAAAGGAAAAGTAGAAGCTTCTTTAGGTTTAATCTTTGAATCTATAAAAGAAACTATAGATCCTGTATATTATCCTGATCCGGATTTATCTAGATGGTCTAAGCAAGGAGTGTTACTTCTTAATAGTGCACTAACTACTACTATATTTAAACCTGGTAGCCATTATTTATTATGGTCTCCATTTATAGTATCAGTTTTAGATTCTCTTATCTGGAATAAACAAGATATTATATATGTATTTATGGGTAAGAAAGCACAAGAGTATGCTGACTTAGTTCCTAATAATACTTTAAAGCTTTTGGTTTCTCATCCTGCTAGTGCAGCTTATGAAAAGAAACCTTGGGACTGTGAAGATCTTTGGAACAAAGTAAATACTCAGTTAGAAAAATTAAACAAACCTAAAATTCAATGGTAGAAAAAGTAACAGTGACTGTTTATGCAGAGCTTACCAAGTATGGTGAGGTTGAGTTTGCAGTAAAAAGTCACCAAGGATTATTTAAAAGAAAGTGTTTACATGATGCATTGTCTGATGCAGATATTAAAATGACAGGTATAGATGATATACTTAAAGCATTTAATAAAAAACTTAAGCATGTAGAACACTTTGCTATAGAGTCTAAACACACCAGATTATATGACGAAAGCGGAAAAACAGAAGAAGGACATGGAGAAAGCTGTGATGATACTAAATCAGCATCTGAACACAGCAATAATAACCTTTCAAGCAAACATACAAAAAGCACTAAGCCAAGTAGTAGACGGAAAGAAGCTGTCTTATTATGAGGTATTTCAGAACTTTAGTTTATCTCTTTCTGAACTTACGGATATTGCTGTGTCTATAGAACCAGAGTGTTTAAAAGTTAGAAAGAATTCAAGGCAGAGAAGGTATACAATACCTCGTCAGATGTTATGTTACTTTGCTAGTCAGATGGGTTATAGTGAAGAGAAGATTGCTAAAGAAATTCTACGTGATAGATGTACTGTTGGTTACTCTAAACAAGTAGTTGAAGATGCTTTGACCTACAATAACTTAGAGTATCGTAGAGTGTATAAAGACTTCATCAATCACATGAAAAAATACCCCAACGGAGATTACCTAGAACATCTTGATTAATTTAGTAACTATGGATACAATAAAACTTTTTGATTTACTAGCTGAGATTTCTTTATCACCTAATCAGTATTACTTACTATGGTGTATGAAGAATAAAGTTGAACCTAAGAACATAAATGTTCAGCTAGAACTACGTATACTTGTTAATGAAGGTTATGTAGAAGGGGTTAAGCTTACTGAAAAGGCTCAGCAGTTACTCTCTGATGATTCTATGAATGTAAAGATTCCGGATAGTCTATTAGATAATATAGACAAGTATCTAAACATCTTTCCTAAAGGTAAACTACCGTCCGGTAAACCTGCTAGAGTAAACAAAAGAAATATTGAAGAAGCTTTCAAATGGTTCTTTAAGAACTACAAGTATGAGTGGTCTACTATTCTAGCAGGCACTGAGTACTATGTAAACACTTTTGAAAAAGAAAACTTTAAGTTCATGCGTAACTCTCAATACTTTATACGTAAACAAAACTCAGATAAGTCTTGGGATTCTGAACTAGCTAATTGCTGTGACATTATATTAAGCGGAGATGACCAAGATAACTCTCCACATTTTTCAGAAAAAGTAGTATGACAAATAAACAACTTATACTTATACTTACATCTATAATATTATCTGTAACCGCTTGGTTAATCATCAATAATATTATAGTAGAAGTATCATTCTTTCAGTATTTATTTATAGAATTTCTCTTGCTTTTGTTCAGAGGAATTTTTAAATTTGTAAACCACAGTCTTCCTGTACAGGCAGATTAAACTTAACCAACACATGTCTAAACAAGCTCTTTGGAAAAACCAAAAACAGGGGTACCACGACTCTTTAATTTACCTAAAAGGTAGGAGAGAGGGTCTTATCAAGAGCATAAAGACACCTTGGTCAAAGTTTAATGATGCTACCACCGATGGTCTTGAATGGCACTCAATGACTGTAATAGGTGGTAGACCTGGTAGCGGGAAGACTCTGATCAAGGATCAAATAATACGAGAGGCTTTTGTACTAAATCCTGATGAGGACTTTAGAGTTCTTGAATTTCAGTTTGAAATGTTAGCAAGAACATCAGCCATACGTCAGTACTCTAGTGTATTAGGTAAATCTTATAAGTATCTGTGTAGTGCAGATGGGACATTAACTGAAGCTGATTTGAATACTTGCTATGAGTATGCAAAGAATCAAGTTAGATTTCCTATTGATATAGTAGAAGATCCTATTACAGTACTTGAATTAAAAGATACTATTATAGAGTACATGAATGCTCATGCTGAGAAAGATGCTGATGGAAACTATAAGTTTAAGAAGACTATAGTAACATTAGATCACTCGTTATTATTGAAGAAAGCTCCTTTTGAAAAGGATAAGTTTGATACTTTGTATAGTTTAGGTGAAACTATTACAGAACTTAAGCGTAGATTCCCTATAGCTTTTATCATTCTTACCCAGTTAAATAGAGGAATTGATAATCCCGAAAGAAATGAAGATGGTAAGTATGGTAACTACATATTAGAGTCTGACATCTTTGGTGCTGATGCATTACTACAACATGCTGATACTCTTATTGGTATTAATAGACCTGGTAAACAAAAGATTAGGTTCTATGGTCCTGATAAGTATATCATAGAGGATGATAAAATCCTAGTGATGCATTTTCTTAAGTGTAGAAATGGAGATACTCGTATGAGTTTCTTTAAAGCCCAGTTTGAAAAGATGAAAATAGTAGAGATTGTAACACCACCACAACAAGAAAAAAGAAGTAAAATTTAATTTATGATTAACAACACTAGTAGTACTGGCAGTAAGTACATTACTCCTGAAGAGCGTAAACAAAAGGTTACTGAGCTTCGTAAAAAACACCAGCCTGTTTTTGACAGTCTAGGTGAACCGGATGCTTTGTTCTACCCTAAGTTAGCTTACAGACCAGAAGGAAAAGATGATCCTCACATGGCATTCTTTGTCAGTGAGCTAAGAAGAGGTATGGATATCTATACAGAATTTGTAGGAGCTAAGTGTGACTCTGAAGATCCAGACAGAACATTATGGAAGTGGAATTATAATCCTCACTGGCAAGAGGAGTATGAGAATACAGAGATGTCTGACAATGGTGCAGTAAGATACTTGGTTCCTGTTGCAGAATTAGTAAAGGTTAAAGTTGCTAAGAATCAAAAAGTAAATACTCAACTAAGCTTTGATAGCTTTGATGTTGAGGACATGCCTTTGTCAGAGTTAACAGCTAGAGATCTAATTGCTATATTGCACAAGATGCCTGTAAGTACTAAGCCTTGGCTAAATAATTTATTAAAATAATGGAAATCAAACTACCTACAAAAAAGGTTCCTGCTTCTCAGAGCAGTCCAAAGAACCTGATTATTTTCTCTAAACCAAAAACAGGCAAGACAACCTTGTTGTCACAGCTAGATGATTGTCTTATTCTAGATTTAGAAGACGGCTCTGATTATGTTGATGCCCTAAAAGTAAAAGCTAAAACTGTTGATGAAATCAAACAGATTGGTGAAGCTATTAAGGAAGCTGGACATCCCTATAAATATGTAGCTGTTGATACAATAACTGCATTAGAAGAGATGTGTATTCCTTATGCTGAAACTATATATTCTAAATCCAGTATGGGTAAGAATTGGTTCTCTGAGGGTAAGCCTAAATATGGTAACATATTAAACTTACCTAATGGTGCTGGTTATCCTTGGTTAAGAGATGCATTCAGCAAAGTAATAGCTTATGTTAAAACTTGGGCGCCTCGTGTTATCTTAGTAGGACACGTAAAAGATACCTTACTAGAAAAGAATGGTTCTGATTTTAGTTCTATGGACTTAGATTTAACAGGTAAGATCAAGAGATCTACATGTTCTGACTCTGATTCTATAGGCTATCTATTTAGAAAAGGTAAACAAAACATCTTAAGTTTTAAAACATCAGATCAAGTTTCTTGTGGAGCTAGACCTGGTCACTTAACTAACCAAGAGATTGTAATATCAGAAGTAACTGAAGACGGTACTATCCAGACCTATTGGGATAAAATTTATATTGATTAATTAAAAAAAGAAAAATGATTAACTTAGATCTATTAAATGACAAAGGGCCTAGTGTTTCTAAAACCTTGATGCCCGGAACACACAAGTGTAAGATTAACTCTATTAAGTTAGAGGTTGCACCATTTGACAAAGAAGCTTCTGTAGTACTTCTTAATGTAGAGTCAGAGCCTATGGGTGATGACTTTGAAGGTTTCTTCATTGATAAAGATAATCCTGAAGCAGGAAGATTCTTAGGTCAAGTAGGCCGTGTAAGAGCAAGCGAGTATCCATTTAAGAATGGTACTACTAAATCAGGTATTGCTGTAAACAAAGACCTTGAAATCTTGAAAGCTATTCAGAACATTGCTAAAGTAACTGGTACTTTGAAGTGGATGGAAGATAATAATAATAAGTTTGAAACTATTGAAGAATATGTTGAAGCTTATAACAATGATGCTCCATTCAAAGATGTATTTGTTAATATGACACTAGCTGCTCGTGAGTACTTCAAAGATAATTATCCTAAGTATGATCTATTCTTACCTCGTGCAATGAGACCATCTATTAATATGGAGTCTTGTACTGTAGCTGAGGAAAACAGTAAGCTTGTAAAGTTTGATGAGGCTGTTCACATTAAAAGAAAGAAACAAGAAAATGTAGAATCTTTTGGTGGTAATGACATACCTACATCATCTTCTGTAAGCTCAGACTTTGATCTATAATTAAAGTAATCGTATAACTAAGGGGAGTGTAATACTCCCCTTTTTTATCTTAGCCTATGATAACAACAGAGAATCTTGTAACATCTATTGATGATGTGCCTAGTTATTGGGTCTTTGAAACTTTTTGTAAGTTGTCTGCACCACTCATGGGTCAAAAGGAAAAGATTAAATCCATCTTTAATCCTACAGAGAGGACACCTAGTTTTGTTCTTTATGTATCTAATAATGAGTATAAGTTCAGTGATTTTTCTGCCGGTAGATATGGCGACAAGGTTAAGTTCATTATGGATCTTTATAACCTTAGCTACGGAGAAGCTGTAAACAAATTAGTAAATGACTATAGAAACTTTTTGAATCATAACACTAAAGATGATATAAGATCTTTTAAGAAGCAGGCTAGATATACAGTAAACACGTATACTAAAAGACCTTGGAATAAAGGTGATGCTAAGTTCTGGATGCAGTATAATATTAATTCTAGTACATTAGAATATTATAATGTAATTCCTGTAGGAGATTTTATAATGGAGAAGGAAGAAGATGATAAGTTATCTACTGTTACTATAGCCGGACCTAATGCTTATATCTATTGTAGGTTAGATGGGACACCTTACAAAGTATACCAACCGTTGGTACCTGAGTTTAAGTTTATGAAAGTTAAAAACTATATACAAGGTACTGACCAATTAAAATTTGAGAAGCCTAATCTTATTATCTGTAGTTCTTTAAAAGATATTATGTCACTAAGTACTTTTGGATTTAATGCTGAGTTTGTTGCACCGGATAGTGAGACAGCCGTCATACCTAATGGTGCAATGAGTATGTATAAATCTAAGTACAAAAACATTATAGCTTTATTTGATAATGATGATGCTGGTAAGAAAGCTATGAGTAAGTATGATGCTATTCATAATATTCCCGGTGTTACATTACCACTAAGTAAAGATCTATCAGATTCTGTAAGAGACTATGGCCTAGAAAAAACAAGAGAGGTATTATATCCTTTACTAAAAGAAGCAATAAACAAATGAGTTGGATCTATAAGAATCAGGTCTTTACACCTGATATGATTCCAGAGGGTGCTGTAGGTTTTGTATATGAAATGACAGCTATCATAGATGGAAAGTCTTGTGCGTATATTGGTAAGAAGAATTTTCATAGTGTTACTAAGAAGAAACTTACCAAGAAGAATACTCCGGCAGACAGACGTAAAAAGAATTATGAGCGTGTTGCTAAGCTAGCGTATGAAAACTACTTCAGTAGTAATGCTGTGCTAAAAGAAGCACACAAGGATAAGGTTCCTATTAAGAGGAATATCCTGCAGATATGTTACTCTAAGACAGAGTTAACTTATATGGAAACAAAGTATCAATTTGTCAAGGGTGTACTAGAATCAGATCTATATCTGAATGGTAATATCCTAGGACGTTTTTATAAACTTAAAAAATAAAATTATGAGTGCATTTCATGATGAATTAGAGGAAGCAGCATTTGTATCCTCCCTTAAGAACATGGGTATAACTGAACTTGTTGGTGAGTATGACGGTAGTGGAGATAGTGGTTCAATAGAAACTATATACTGTGAAGATGAAGATGGTAATACTATAAGTATAGAAAGTGATGTTGAATCTAAGGTAGAAGAGATGCTTTATGAAGTTCTTAGTAATAACTATGACTATGATTGGTATAACAATGAAGGTGGTTATGGTACAGTAAGAATAAATATTGAAGATAAAACCTGGAAAGTAGACGGTGCTGTAAGAGTTATAGAAGACGCTAATGCATCTGGTAACTATGGCACATCCAAATGAACATGCTAAATCATCCGCTAGAAGGTGGGGTGGTGAACTAACAGATTACACACATATTCATGAGTGGTTTGATGCTACTAAATCATGGGTAGGTCACAGTGACCACCGTATGTTCCGTCATCATAGTGAAGGTATATTTGAAGCTGAAAAGATCTTCGGAGTAAGCTTTGTAAACTCAGCAGGTAGAACTGTATACACCAGATATGTAGGTGAACAACATGTAAAAGAAGATTGCAATGGTTATATACCTAGTGCAAAAGAATGGATCAAAGCAGTTAGTGGTAATGAACATCCTCTGTGGAGAATTAAAACATTAAAAATAGAAGACTAATGACAAAAAACATTCAAGAAAGTATTGTCCTATCAGATAGTACTTATGAAAGAGTATTAGGGATGCTAACAAGTCCTGATAAAGAAAGTGTATATATCGGTGTAAGTATTATAGAAGCAGTAGACTTGGAAGAGAACCTTCCGTATATCTTATTGCTTGCAAAAGATTGTAGTAAAAGTAACTGTAATCATGATCCTTTTAAGAATGATGTAATAGCTTCTGATGATCAGGATGTTATAAGACATAATTCTTTTAGTCCATCTATTATGGCATATGTAAATGACTGTGCTAATGAGAAAGGACATCTTAACTTTAATAGTATGTATAATGTTATTAAGAAGAACACTAAGACTAGTCCGGCAGCAATGCAGTTTTTCCTAGATAAGTTTTCTGCGTCACTACAAGAACATTTATTAACCTGGGGTTTTGACTTTGTACAAGAGATGGACCTCAAACTAATTCCAAAGTATGCTAAACAATCATGACAGTCTAGCAAGAGCTAGTAAAGAACTTATGTTGAAGGAGCCATTCTATGGTCTTCTTCTACTAAGTTTAAACAAGCAGTGGGACAAACGTATACCTACGGCTGGCGTAAGTAAGAATGGTGTTAACTTCCAGCTTACTATTAATGAGGACTTCTGGAACTCTCTTAGTGATAACCACAAGAGAGGTCTATTGAAGCATGAGTTATTGCATATAGGTTTCTTCCACATTCAGTGTCAAGATGAATTCCCAAATAAGAAAGTAGCAAATATTGCTATGGACATTGAGATTAATCAGTACATTGATGCGGAAGATTTACCTGAAGGTGGTTGTACTCTAGAGTCATTTGCTGAATATAATCTACCACCTAAAGCAGGTTGTAGAGAGTATTACAAACTCTTGATGGAAGCTAAAGAACAAGAAGAACAATCTGGTTCTGGTGGAAAGATCTCTGATATGGCAGGTATGGATGACGGTGGACAACATGGTAGTGGTACCAATGTTCCTGATCACGGTACTTGGAAAGACTTTGAAGATCTATCTGAAGCAGAGAAGAAATTACTTGAGTCTCAGACCGCACACATCTTAAAAGAAATTGCAGATTCTGTAGAGAAATCTAGGGGTACTATTCCCGGAGAGTTTAAAGGTATCTTAGAAAGACTACGTCATGTAGAACCACCTAAGTTTGACTGGCGTAGTTATGTCAGAAGATTTGCAGGTGGTGCTAAAGAAGTATTCACTAAGAAGCTTAGACGTAAAGACAACAAGAGGTTTGAAGAGAACCCCGGTCTTAAGATTAAAAACAAGAGACACTTGTTGGTTGCCATAGACACTAGTGGTTCTGTAAGTGATAAAGAAGTTAAGGAGTTCCTTAACGAGATACATCATATACATAAAACTGGTAGTGAGGTGACTATCTTACAATGTGATACTACTATACGTAGCATTGAGAAGTACAAACCTAATGAAGATATTACTCTTCATGGTAGAGGTGGTACTGAATTTGACCCTGTATTAGAGTATTACAATGAAAATCAAAGAAAGTATACGTGCTTATTCTATCTCACAGATGGTGAGTGTAGCACTGATGTAAAACCAAAAGGTAAAATGTTGTGGGTAATATCTACCCGTGGTGAAATTAATAAGGGTCTTCCAGGACCACAGATCAAGCTTAATTGAGTTTAATTTAAGGATCAACTAGGATTATCACTGATTAATACGTATCTTTATAAAAAGAGATATTTATGAAAATTGATTTTAGTTTTAACAAACAGTCCGGTGTATACCTTATTTATTGTAATGATCATTCTTATATAGGTAGTAGCAAAAATCTATATATAAGAGTTAAAGAACATGTGAATAGCTTAAAAAGAAAAAAGCATCATAACTCACATCTTCAGAATGTCTTTAATAAATACGGTATTGATCAGTTTAAATGTTATGTTTTAGAAGTATGCGATAATTATATTGAAAGAGAAACACATTACATAAAGTGTTTAAAACCTAATATGAATATTGAACAAGATCCTGTTAATAGAAAAAAAAGTGAAGAGACAAAACGTAAACTATCAATAGCAAATATGGGAAAGAATATTGGGTCTGCTAATCCTGTAGCAAAACCTATTCACCAATATGATATAGATGGAAATTACATAAAGTCTTATGATACTGTTAAAGAAGCATCTATTGCAGTGGGTCTAAACTATAAAACTATACACAAAAACTCAGTTAAAAATACTAAGACATTAGGCGGTTACATGTGGAGTTTTAAAAAAGTTAGTAAACTAAAAACGAAAAGTCCTAAAAAACCTTCTAATGTCAAGTATAAAAAGGTAATTCTTGTTTCTGAAAAAGAAACCAAAACTGTAAAAAGTGTAGCTGCTGCAGCTGAACTGTTAAATGTAACTGTTCAGTCAATACATCAAGCTGCTAAAAAAAATAAAACCTGTAAAGGTTATCAAATTAAGTTAAACTAAAAAAATTAAGAAAATGGCAAAGCAAGTTCAGTTAAACACAGATGAGTTAAAGCAATTTGTAACACACGTTGTAAATAATAACAAGTATCTTCAGGAGAATGGAAAGATTCCTGTAGCTGTAAATATTGAGGGTGAAGCAGGTATTGGTAAGACAAGTACTATCTTACAGTATGCTAATGAGAACAACCTTCACTTTGTAAAATTATCCTTGAGTCAGCTAGAAGAGTTAGGCGACTTAGTAGGTTTTCCTATTAAGGAATTTGAAGTAGCTAAGACTACAGAAGATGGTAAGCGTATAGCTAAATGGATTCCTGAGAACATCATGCCATTGTATATTCAGCAGAAGTATGTACCCACTGGTGAGAAGCGTATGACACATGCTCAGCCAGAGTGGATTCAAGGTAAAGGTGAGAATGGTCTCTTGATTCTTGATGACTATACTCGTGCTGATGCTAGGTTTATGCAAGCTACTATGGAGATCATTGACCGTCAGGAATATATCTCATGGAAGCTACCAAAAGGTTGGACTGTAATCTTAACTAGTAATCCAGATAATGGTGACTATCAAGTAACATCTTTGGATGAGGCTCAGAAGACTCGCTTTATCACAAGTTACTTGAAGTTTGATATAGACTGCTGGGCTAGATGGGCAGAGGAGAATGAGATAGATACTCGTTGTATTAACTTTATGTTGTTACATCCTGAGTTAACAGAGAAGCGTGCTAATGCCCGCAGCTTTACTACATTCTTTAACTCTATCTCTAGTCTAGAAAGCTTTGAAGAAAGTCTACCTATTATTCAGATGATTGGTGAAGGTTCAGTAGGTGGTGAGTTTGCTACTATGTTTACTATGTTCATTAACAACAAGCTTGATAAGTTGGTAACTCCTAAAGATGTATTGAATAACAACAGTTGGGAGTATATCAAAGGACAACTTAAGTCTTGTATTGGTGAAGGTAATAACTACCGTGCGGATATTGCCAGCTTGATGACTACTCGTATCATCAACTATGCTGTGCACTATAGTAATAACAACACTGTAACTCAACCATTAATTGACCGTGTTACTAACTTGATTACTGATGATATCTTCAGCAATGACCTTAAGTATTATATCGTTAAGGGTATCCTTAATGGTAATAAGCAGAAGTGGTCTAAGCTAATGTTGAATCCAGAGGTGATCAAAATGACTGTAAAATAATGCAAAACAACATTAGTAGTACCTTAGAAGACTCTACTTTACCAAGCAAACTAAGATTTGTAGAAGGATCCTTTAAATATGTTTACATGTTTAGTACGGATGACTACGGCAGCGGTATTGGTGTAACTGAGTTGTATAAGATCTCTAGTGAAAGCAGGAATAAAATAGCGTCACTCCTGAAAGGGGGTGATGCTTATACTCCTGTTTCTGGAGATAAGATTTATTTATTACCAGACTCTAAGATTCCTAGTTATAAAATCAAAGAGTATTGTAGATCTAGTGGTTTAACCATCACTAATATTATAGAGAAGGCTACTGTTATCTTAGGTACTGAAGAGAATATTCTAGATCCTGCTGAGTATGACAATGGTATGTATCAGTATCCTAATGGTTGTATTGTAGGTGAACACTATAGTCCTTTAGTTACTTATAATGAAACTCTTGTAAACTTTATAAAGAGCAAGAATACATTTACGGTAATTCCTTGTACAGGCATAGATTATCATGACATGTTGAAACCGGAAGATACAATTGTATTAACTAGAGCACTTGCATCACATTATTCCAGTAGTGCATATACAGATAATGTAGGAAGTCCTACTACACAGTGGGCTCTTAATGCTGAGAGTCTTACTCTTGTATATAATATTCTATCTAAGAAGGTACCGGTAATGTCACAAGAACATTTTATTGAGACATGTGGTAATCAAGTAGTACTAGATGAAGACATGTATAATAGTTTAGATATGATGTTTAGTAGTCCTTCTCAAGAGGATCATTTAACAGCAGCTAAGATTCTATTCAATTGTAATACTAAAGATTCTATCTATCATGTATGGAGGTTAGCTAAAAAGCACACTCATCGTATAGATAATTCTGAGAATAACAGACTTAAAGAAGCTAAACTATTTAAGTCATTAGTAAGCTGGAGTCATCTAGAAGATCTAGATAATAACGGAATACTAACACATCTTGCAAAACGTGGACAGCTAGTACATGACGTGTTCTATAAACTCATCAATGATATAGTTGATGAAGAAACAGATCGTGCTAGTAGAAAACTTGATCTAACCCATGTTACTGTAGAGATTACACCAAAGTATAATTACGAAGAATTCATTAAACCATATGGTCAACAAAATTCAAATTAACATAGTAGAGTCACTGAATGTAAATTCAATGGGTCTTATTGAAAGTCTAAACTGTACTCAGAAAGAAGTAGTAAAGTTCACAGACAGTGCTTGGCAAAATATTAAATACTTTAAAAGTTTCTATGATGAGCATGTAAATAAAACTGTAGATTTAACCGGTGCTAAAACAATTTATATATCTCCTAAGTGTGAGATATCTAGAGAGAAGTTAAAGTCATTACTAGAGTCTACTGGTGCCCGTGTTGTTAGAGATCCTGAGAAGGCAGACTTGATTTTTACAAATGCAAAATACTGTTATGATACAGCTGATACTCAAACGTATAAGATCTTTGATGATTTTGATCATACTAATGGTGAGCAAGCTTTCATGAACCCGGATGATGTAAAGTTGTTTAGAAGTTCTTTCTTTTTAAGAGAAGGTGATACACAGCTTAAACAATCTTTAGAGTCTATTAATAAGAAGTATAAGTCAGTACGTAGTAGTTGGATGAGTGCTAGTTTTGTAGACTTTAATTTTATAGGTACCTATATAACTATAGAATCTATTGAAGCAAACCTTATCTTAAACAATCTATTTAATAATGGTGGTATTAATGTATATGATGAGTCAGCTCTATTAGATAAGATGGGTGAAGCAGTAATTGACAAAGATACTTTTGAAGCAATTTTGCAAATGTTTCAGAGTGCTGATACTAGCAATCATACTGTTGCTATGACCATTATGGCTAACTGTAACTATAAGAAGAGTGCTGTATATCTAGCGCAGATCTGTAGACTATACGGTCATAAAGTATGGGATCATCCTACTAGAAAAACTGTAGCATTCAAAGGTCTTATTAGTTTCTTAGGTGGTCGTATGAGATACCAATTTAGATTTGACTATGAAGATGTATTCAACATTGCTATAGAGCAAGGTGATGTAACACCTGAAGTAGTAGATTTTTTGTATGAGTTAGGTGCTGATGAATTCTCATCATCAACTAATATGATTGAACCTAATGGATACAAGTTCTCTGAGGAAACATTAACCAAAATAAATAATAAACTAAATGATAACGGATTTCCAAGCAGAGGAGAGGTTCTACAGCAAGAAGTTCCGGTTCAGTTACAGCAGCCTGAACAAGCTGATGTATGTGCCGAACACTTTTTATAAACACTATATTCTTGGTGAACGTGAAGATAGGCTTGACTCTCATTTAATTGAGGGTCGGGCTCTTCACTGTTTACTACTTGAAGAAGAGAAGTTTAATGACCAGTTTGTAGTATCACTAGCTACATTACCTGGTGACAATGCCCGTAAAGTTATTGACAAAGTGTATGCACTATCTTGCCAAGATGGTTGTGAGGCATTACCTTTGTCATCTCATGAGGGAGTCATACTTGATATTCTAAGAGAGATTAATTTACACCAAAGTCTTAAGACTGATCAACAACGTGTAGAGAAAATGCTCACTGCAGAGAATATAAACTATTATGAGTTTCTTAAATCAAAAGGTTCCAAGACTGTTATAGACCAGGAAACTTATGATAGACTCAGAGGCTACGTAGAAATTATACTTAATAATGACTCGGTTACTAGCTTACTACAGTTGGGTTCACCTAACAGTTGGAGTGAGGTGCCACTAGAAGCTGAGACTAAGTATACATTTGGTTTAAAAGGTATCATAGATAATTATGTTTATGATCCTGAAACTAAAGTTGTTACAATCAATGACTTTAAAACTACGGGTAAAACTATAAGTGAGTTTAAAGAAACTGTAGACTACTACAAGTATTGGATGCAAGCTGCCATGTATTACAAGTTGATACAAGCAAACTTTAAAGGTCTCTCAGAGATCAGATTTAATTTCATAGTTATTGATAAGTACCAGCAGGTATTCGCGTTTCCTGTTTGTGCTGCTACATTGCATAGCTGGATCTGGAATCTTGATGAGATATTAATAAAGGCTGATCACCATTATAGTAGTAGAAGATATGATTTACCTTATGATTATCTTGTAAATAAGATAACCTTGTAAACTATGATTAAAGAGATAGTTAGTAAGTATACTCAAAAATCAAGAGTATTTTTATTTCCTTTGTTGGGATACCCTAGAATATCAGTGACTAATCCTATTCAAACATATACATCCTGGGAAGGTATGTATAGCTTTGATGATTACAAACTAGTATGTGAGTATCCTGATAGAAAGGATGATGAGTTTAAAACCTTTGAAACAAAAAAATTACTAAGTCATTCTCATTTTTTAGATTTCTATGAGTCTGAGAACAAAACAGGCTTATATGTATTTGATTTATCTATGTATAAAGAAACTTGGAATGCCGTACATAATGGTAGATATTCTCAGATTCTGACAGAAGATAAAGGTAAAATACGGAAATACTTTTTGAATAATGCTTCTAGTTTGGAACATATAGAAAGCTATCTATACCCTGAAAGATATTACGGGGTATATAGTAAAGCTCTTAATGTGGATGAAGCTCTTTTAAGAAGTGTGGGTGAACTGTGCAGCAAGCCCGATCTTAAAAAAGAAAAGTTGGAGGTTAAAATAAAACACACCCAGCTTTTTGATATTTAGTATATTTGACCAAATTAAAATTTATGGAAAAAAGTATGATGCTTATTACATCATCATGGAAGGATAGCAAGACTTTCAAGATGATTCCTACGGACCTAGATTGCCCGTACGTAGAATGTATTTATGACAAAGATGTTGCAGTGTTAGCTGTCATTGGTGCTACCCAGAAAAGTATTTTTCACATGGTACCTAAGATTGATGCTAATGGTGACGTTGAGTTACGTAAATCACCTAGCCGTGAAGGTAAACCCTATAAAGAAGAGCGTAGATCTATGGAGACTTTTCAAGAGTATTATCTTGAAACAGAATCTGAAATAGAGAACTTCATCAAAATGTTTGCTAGTAACGCTGATACTTTTGACTACAAGCAATACTTTTCTAAAGAAGCATAGTCATGGCCAATTGGGTAATGGACTATGAAACTTTGATTAATTGTTTTGTAGCAGTGTTTACTCATTATAAGGAAGATCAAACTAAAGTATTTGTGATACATAAACTCAGGAATGATTTCTCTGAGCTACATAAGTTTTTACTAGATACTAAGTTTGATGATTCCTGGCATGTATCTTTTAATGGTATAGCTTTTGACTCTCAGATTACAGAGTATATAATAAGAAATGGAGATGAGTTATCTGGAGAAGATCCAGAAGTAATAGCTCATAGTTTATATCTTAAAGCTCAGGAGACTATTGAACGTAGTAATGCGGGAGAGTTTCCGGAATATTCTGAAAGAGATCTAAGTATCAAACAGCTAGATATTTTTAAGCTAAATCACTGGGACAATCCCGCTAAGAGATCTAGTCTTAAATGGATTCAGTTTTCTATGGACTGGCATAATGTAAGAGATATGCCTATTCACCATAGTAGTTTCATTGAAACACAAGATCAGATAAACACTATTATTAGTTACTGTATTAATGACGTGGCTAGTACTAAACAGATTATGTTTCTTAGCAAAGAACAGATCCTGTTAAGGAAGGCCTTAAGTAATGAGTACAACATTAACTTATATAGTGCTTCTGAACCCCGGATATCTAAGGAGTTATTCTTACACTTCTTGAGTGCCAAGACCGGGATTAAGAAATTTGATCTTAAGCAGATGAGGACTATGAGAACTGAGATTAATGTTGGAGATATTATTCTTCCTTATATTAAGTTTAAACGTAAAGAGTTTATTAATATACACGAGAAGTTTAAAACTCTTGTAATTAATACAGCTAACACAAAAGGTGGATTTAAATATTCAGTTACTCATAAAGGTGTAAAGACAGACTTTGGTTTGGGTGGTGTGCATGGTGCTACAAAAGCTGGTGTATATGAAGCAAAAGATGGAATGATCATCATGACTTCAGATGTCACTAGTTTCTATCCTAATCTAGCTATTAGAAACGGATGGTCTCCAGCACACATACCTAAAAAAGAATTCTGTGAACAGTATGAATGGTTCTTTGAGGAGAGAAAGAAGATACCTAAGAAGGATCCAAAGAACTATGTATACAAGATTATACTTAATAGTACTTATGGTCTCAGTAATGACGAGAATAGTTTCTTGTATGATCCTGAGTTTACTATGAGAATTACTATTAATGGTCAGCTAAGTCTAACTATGTTGTATGAGATGCTATCAGATGCTATTCCTGGTAGTGTGCCACTCATGCAAAATACAGATGGTCTAGAGATGTTGATTCCGGCAAACTATAAAGATGTATATCTTGATGTATGTAGTAAGTGGGAAGAGATGACTCAGCTACAGTTAGAACATGACCAGTATGAGAAACTAATATTAGCAGATGTAAATAATTATATTGCTGTATTCAAAGAAAAAGAAGTAAGTAAAGAAGACTGGGACTCTCTTAAAAAGAAAAGTCCACATTATGTATTTAAGCAACAAGGAGATAAGTATTTCTTTAATGCTACTAAGTGTAAGGGTAGACTAGAGTTTACTGACTTAGCTCTACATAAGAACAAGTCTGCTTTGATTATACCTAAAACAGTGTATTATTACTTCGTACATAATCAAGTCCCTGAAATATTCTTGCAGCAAAATAGAAACATCTTTGATTATGTCAAGGGTGTAAAGAAGAAAGGGGACTGGGCATTTGTAGAAACATGCTTTGAAAAAGGTAAAAGACTTAATAGAGAATTACAAGCTGTAGTTAGATATTATGTATCTAATAAAGGATGTAAGATAATTAAAGTCAATAAGGCTGATGGTAGGGAGATCCAAGTAGAATCAGGTAGATGGTTACAAACAGAGTTTAATCTTCATGAGATTAAAGTTTGGCAAGACTATGATATCAATGATGACTATTACCTAGAACAGGTATATAAAGAGATTGAAAACATCAGTAAAACTAAAGAACAGTCACAACTAAGTTTATTTTAATATGCCATTCAAATTAGCAATGGGCGGGAGCACGGAGAGTTATCTTCGTGACTCCTCTCATATTCCCCAACATGGAGGAAGATATAAAGTAATTACTAACGGATCAATACTTGATACCGTTCGTGCAGAACTAGCAGCTGCTGGTTTAATTGTAGATAGAGAGTTATTCTCTTCAAATGGAAAGGTTACAGTAGGTAATCATTATATGTCATATGGTACAGATCCAAATATAGGTATTGTATTTACCTGGGTTAACTCATATGATAAGAGTACCAAGTTTCACTGTAGTGTAGGTTTGCACTTTAAAGATACTGACGGGGTAATGATTACTTCAGACATGGCTTTCTTTATGCGTAAACATACTGGTACTGCAGACATAGAGATGGTAGATAATGTAAAGAAGCAGATTGGTCATACAGATAGTTTCTATAATGAACTACTTAGACGTAAAGCATCTATGGAAGCTGTACTTGTAAACAAGAATCAGTGTGGGGAGATTATGGGTAAGACCTTTATCAATGACTATCTTAAAGCAGATCAGTTGACTGCAAGTAAGCACTACTATGATAAGTTATTTGTAAACTCTGAAGAGATATCTTTATGGAATGTATATACAGGATTAGCATACTCTATTCAACATAGTCATCCTAAGTTCTATACTAGATCACATATTGGATGTTTTGATACAGTGTATGATGAATTGAAACATACTATTCTTAGTAATGTAGTAACTCCACAGCCTGTAATTCCTGTAGACATTATAGAGACGGATCCTAATCAAATAAGTATCTTTGATGTAATAGAGTCAGAAGAAGAGTTATATGTAGACATGACTAATGATTTATTGATTCCAGACTTTGATAATGTAGATAATACAGGGTCCGATTTTGATATTGATAAGGAACCTGAGCCTGTAATCTTTGACTTTGAAGAAGAGGAAGTACCTTTTGATACTACACCAGTACCTGATGCTTTCTATGAAGATCAAGAAAAAGAAGAAAATTCTTTGAATGAGGAGTCAGATTTCTTTAACTTTGATAACGATATCATAGACTTACCAGAACTATAAAATATGAACCCCGGGGGTATGACTCTTGCATGCCCCCTCCGGGTTCTAACTAATGTTATGAACAGAACAGAATTTAATAAACTAGTAGATAAGCGTAAGGAGCTTATTGAGTCAGTATTACAAAAGAAAGGTGCCGAGTATTCCGGTGATGCAAATGTTTTTCACAACTTTGAAGAAGGTGCTAAAATGTCTTTTCATAGTAAGAGAGAAATGGTAGCATGGGAATATATGACTAAGCATCTTCAGTCTATACGTGATATGATTAGTGACAATAAAGCTTATTCTGAACACATGATTCGTGAGAAGTTTGGTGATGCTATTAACTACTTAATTCTTATGGAGGCTATGATGTTAGAGTGTAACGGTATGCATAACAGATTCTGTGAAGCTATTAAAGAGACTAAAGAAAAAGCTGAAAGGAAGATGGAAGAACTCCGTACTCCTGGGCATAATAGAGGAATGGATCAATTAGGTATGCCTAGAATAACTGCTGATAATCCTCTAACTAAAGCAAATGATCCCTTAAATAAACTAAAATTCCAACAACTACCACCTAACTATGATGAGTGGTATTATTCTAGTTACTAATATGCAAGAAATTATAAATGCTGTAAAGCAATTCCATGATGTATTTGGACAACACTATGCATCAGAACCAAGTTTAATTAAAGAAAAAGAATATCAATTAAGACATGACCTACAAGCTGAAGAACTCTTTGAATATCTTATGGCTTGCCGGGAGAATGATTTGGTGGGTATTGCTGATGCTCTTGGTGATCAGTTATATATATTGGTGGGCACCATTCTTAAACATGGTATGCAAGACAAGATCGTGGAAGTATTCCAAGAAATACAAAGATCTAACATGAGTAAGTTAGGTGAGGATGGACTACCTATCCTGAGAGAGGATGGTAAAATTCTTAAAGGTCCAAACTATTCTAGACCTGATATTAAATCTATCTTAGAACAAAAAAAGTAAACGGTTAAGTTTACTTTTCAGATGATATAGTAAGACTATTAGTTTACCCTTGACCACGGTAACGCTTCATATAGTTCTTACTAGTTTTTAGTTTACTTGATTTCTTTTTAGCTACAATCCCTGGGCGCTTCTTACGAGTGCCCGAGGGTGCGTAGTTATTTTTACTAGTATTAACTTTTGCCATGACTTAACACTTTTTCTTTTTCATTTTAACTGAGCCACCTTTTTTTCCAATTGGAGGTGCACCTGCCGCTGCCATTCCTGCTTTCATACCAATCTGTGCAAGTTGTTCAGGAGGTAAACCTGTTTGTTGAGAAGCACCACCCATTGGATCACCACCCATGATTTTACCCATAGCTTCCATTGAGTTTTTTCTACCTCCTATATAACCTTTTATCATCTTACCCATACCAAACATAGCTTTTGGTAATGGTTGTCTTGCTTGTTTAGCAATAGCATCCAGATTATTATTATCTGGTCTCATTGATTTTTTTTTCATATACTAATATAGTTAAGATCCACAATATAAACAACCATCATCTTCATTATCATGCCAGTCACCATGTTTTTCCATGATTTTTTTAACCTCTTCATTAATCTGCTCTTGAGTCCAGTCAGGATTCATGGCTCTGATCTGCGCTCTTAAAAAGAAATAATTACTGTCCATTAGTTTGTTAGAATTAGTAGTACACCTAATAATAAGGTACTACAACCTAACCCAATGTTCCAATTTAATGATTTAGAATTTTTGATTTTTAACTCTATGTTGTCTTCAGCAATCTCATTATACTCTTCTATGAGTAAATTATAATCTTTAACATAGGTTTTTGCATCAGCTATACATTTATTATAGCTTGATGTTAATAACTTAAGCTCTAAGTTTTTATCACCAATCCTTTTTTCAGAATCTAAGATTATACTATCTCTTAGAGATATACCTTTAGAATAATAACGTAAGTCTACCATAGCTGTAAGTACAGCACGTTCTTGTTCAGGAGTAAGAAACACTCCTGACTGTCCATTAATTACTAATCTTTGGGGAGTAAATTGACCATAGACTGTCAAGCTGCTTATTAGAAGCACGCTTAATAATATCAATGTCTTGGTTACGCTGATCATTGTTTGCATTATCTAGATCTTTTAAGTGTTTAATATGAAGTACTCGTAGACTATCTACATGAGCTAAGCTATCATGTAAGATTTTCATCTCAAGAGAATCTTGTGTTAGACTATCTGCTGAGATCTTTTGTTTCAGTTGGTTAGTGTGTATCTCTAAAGTACTAACTCTAGACATCTCATAGACAAATAGAGTAGCTACAATACAGATTATTGCAACTATTAGTATATCCTTAATTAGTTGATTCTGATTCTCCCTCATTGTTTTCTTCATTACCATGTTTCTTATTAATCCATTTATCTACTGATGCAATACCAAAGCATGCTATTGTAAGTAGTTTAAAAGAATCAAAGATAAACTCATTTACTAGTAAAGGTTGGTTTAAGATACCTGTTACTATGTCAACTATAGCAAAGATAATCATTACTATAAATGCACCAAACCCAATAACTGCTTTTTCATTTAAAGAGTTATTGTCATCAAACATTGTCCAAAACTTTTTCATTTTATTATACTTTATGTTGTTTATTTTTTTTCTTTACTTCCTTCTTGAGTAGCATACTTGATACCCATAATTGTTCCTACTATTGAAAATGCATTAGTTAGCAAAACACTAAACATATTACTCCAGGTTGACCCAATTATCTGCGTGTCTCTACTTGTAACTATTGCCATCCAATAAAGTGTTGTTGTAACAACCCCTACACCAACTATAACGGCTAATGCAACTTTAACAATGACTTTTATTAACTCGCTTTGACTTTTTTTCATTAGTACATCTAAGTCATTCAAAGCTGCATTCTTTTCTATCTCTATTGCGTTTTTAAGTTTTTCTGAGTTAGCTAGCTCTGTTTGCAAATTTTTTGAAAGGTCATCTATTTTCTTTTTATTATTTACAGCGTCAGTAACATCTGTTGCAATCTTAACTACATCAGTGATATTTCCTTTGCTATCAAATACAGGATTGTAAGATGCTTGTAGGTGTACAATAGACCCATCTACTTTTCTTCTTTCAAATATTCCATCAAAGTACTTACCCTTTCTTAATGTTTCCCAAAACTTAGCATACTCATCTGTTTTAGAATACTCGTAACTAACAAACATGCTATGATGTTTTCCAATGACTTTATCTTTTTCATTGGATTTATATCCCATAGTCTCTAAAAAAATGGGATTTGCATCTGTTATGAAACCTTCAGTATTAAAACTAATGAGAGCAGTACTTCTGTTAATTGCATCTATTTGCTTCTTACTACTAACTATTGCACTGATGTCAGTAGCAATTTTCATTATCTTGGTAATCTTATTATCCTCATCAAAAATAGGATTATAAGTAGCTTGAAGATTGATAAGAGTTCCATCTTTTTTCTTTCTTTCAAACTCACCTTGATAATACTTACCGCTTCTTAAGATATCCCAAAACTTTTCGTATTCAAGTGATCTTGAGTAATCTTCACATACAAAAATGCTATGTTTTTTACCAATGATATCATTATGGTTACCTTTACCGTAACCCATAGCTTCAAGAAAAATATCATTAACACCAAGAATAACCCCATTAAGGTCAAAGTAGATAATAGCATTACTTCTATTAATAGCTTCTAATCTACTTAATAACTCTTCTTTAGATAGGTTCTTCATTTTTAATGTCTACAAGATTTCCTAAATCACCTATACTTTTATTCTGGAATAATTTAGAACTCTTTCAAAAGTGTATATGTAAACTTCTTAAATCCGGATTTCTTACACTTGCCTAGTAACTCTGCAAATTGTTTTGGATCATTAAGAACCTGACATCCTGCAGACCACTTATCTATAAGCTTAGAAACCATTTTCTCGTTAGCACGGTGAATGTTGATACCAAAGATACCAGTTTCAGTTACTGAAGATTCTTCAGCTACGTCATTCTTGTTACCATCTCTGAATACAGTTACAGGAGCACATTGTGTTAATGCTTCATACTTACCTTGGTGCATACCTACTTGCCAGCAATCATCCCATTGTCCGGGCTTAAGCAATGCTGCTCCTTTTGGGTTAAGCAAATTCTGTAACCAGTGAGTACCAGGATTAGTAGTACAAGTATACCAAGTAATGTTATCTTTTTCTATTACTGCAATAAGATCATCAAACTGATTCTTAAGATTAGCATTAGATCTAATACCTACTAATTGAAATACAGGCCAATCATAGCCGTGCTTCTTGAACTCTGCTTTGAGTTCGTCTATTGTATACTTTTTCATTATTGATTAATTATTTCTATAAAAAACTTAACTGTATCATCAGGTGTAATTTCTAAACTATCTCCTACAGCAAGTATTAAATTAGCACTACCTGTTTGTAAATCGAATGCTACAAGTGATAAAGCATATCCGAATATAAATGGAGCTCCTGAATTATCAGATAACTCAACTAAAGTAATTTTTATAATACTATTAGGGGTTATATCTGGTTGAACAAAAGTATATGTAGTAGGAATAGTAGATATATTATCTATAACAGTAAGCAAAATTCTTTTAGAAGTTACGTTAATAGTATTAGTTATAGATGTATCTAAAGTTACTGTTTCAATAGGATCTCCAAGTTGTAGCAATAATGCATCATATACGGCATTAACATGTCCTATACGTGCAGCTTGAGCATCAGTGCTCTTACCAAAGTACTTTTTATAGTTTAAAAAATTAATGAAACTCATATACTTTAATTTACAAAATATTATACACCTTTCCTATTTAAATTACTAATAAAATTCTTAGTTGCCATAACAGGATCTACAGTTGAACCTGTGAATCCAAACATCTTAGCAAAGTAGTTAGCCATCTTAACACCACCCTGTTGTTGGAACTCATATGGACCTACAGCTCTCTTATAGTATGCACTCTCGTCCCCGGTAAGTAAGTTAATCATTTGACCCAAGACTTTAGTGTAAGATTCTATAGTAGATGTTACAGCAAGTGACTCAAAGTTTAAGTAGTCTGTATATGCAGATAATCCTAACTTAGGTAGTGGCACCCAGTTTACTTGCTCTTGTCTAGTCTGTAGAGTAAGTGCTAGTAGGTTATTTGAGATATATCCGCCCATATTAAACGGATGTTCTGGATCATCTACAGATTGAATCAATCCTATATTAAACGGTAATGCTCCTGATTTTTTTCTAAGCTTCTCATACTTCTCTTCATCATCAGCATCAAATCCAAATAGCATACTGATCATTAATGTCATAGCTATCATAATAGCAGCGTCCATTACTATTCTCATAAATGCATGCTTCTGTTCAGGTGTCATAGAAGAGAAAGATTTACCCCCAGTTTGAATACCCTCTTTCATAGTTCTGAAAGCTTCAATATAGAATCCCATGTAACTGTCATTAAGACCCGCATCATATCTAGCTTTAGGATCTAGTAGGTTTCCTCTAAACTGAAATCTATTCATGAACATTCTTATGAACCAGCGTTTTAAGAACATCACTTGCTTATATAGTAAGTATCTATCTGCTTCAGCATAATCAAACTTACCAAAGGCACCGTTCAAGTTATTACCTACAGCTTGAATTTTATTTCTATAAGCTTTGAAGTTAGAACCTTCTGGTCCCCATGAAGAATCTACACCTTCTTTTAATTGTATCTGACCATCTACAACTTCCCATGCATCTATGTAAGGAATCATAGTAGTCTGACCGTCAATAGTTTGTGGGACTTTTTGTGAGTACATCATGGCACCAAAGATGCTGAATGATGCATTAAGTTCTGTCCACTTACGTGTGTTGGTCAATAGTCCTCCTATCTCAGTAGCATCTTTTAATCCAGTACGTGTAAGGTTCTCACCAAACTTCTCTTCAAATCTAGAAGAGGTAGGATCAAAGATCTCTGTAAGCTGTACATTTAGAGACTTAGGTCCATACTTATATATCTGAAAAGATACTTCCGCCATGGTTTTGTTTGCCCACACTGTACCTTTAGCAAAGTCACGGTTATTATAAAATCTACCAGCAGCACCTTCAATCACTCCCTGGATTCTAGCACCCATAGAGTTCTTAATAGCTGACGGTAAGTTCAATGCAAAGTATCCAAGTGCAGATGTATGAAGCATAAAGCTAGATAGGTTATTAACCCACTTACTATCTGCTAGCATACCTGTTTGGTTCTTACCCTCAAACTCTCTTTCAATAAAGTTATCAATAGCTTTAGAACGTATAGTCTGTCCTTTCTTAGTAATCTGTTTCTCTAAGCTTCTATTAAGTAAAGATCTTTTGCTAAAAGTATTTATTTCTTTAGCTGCGTTAACCGGATCTCTTAGTACTTGTTGCAAAGCTCTAGCTGTAGGACTCATCTCACGGAGCTTCTGGTTTTTTTCTAGAGACAACATATATCTCATAGTGCCCGTAAGAATATCTAAAGATGTATCTACTAGTTCTAGACGGTACTTACCTGTCATAGGAATATTAGATATTCTGTCGTCAAATAAGTCTGTGTTTACAAACTCTTTTTGTTCTTCAGCATTAAACCCTCTTTCAAAGTCATCAGCTCTTCCTTTCCAGAAAGCTTTAACTTTATTCATAAATACAGAAATAGGATTCTGTTTTACTTCATTACCTTCAGCATCAACAAAGTTTCTAGATTGTACAGCTTCTAGGTTAGACTTTTCATATCTGGGAATCTCAAGACCTAATCTTTCTTCGGGAGCTTTTCCTTCTTGTAACTCTAAGTGCTTATCTATAAGTTTTATAAGCAATGCATATAGAGCAGGGTCTTCTTCTTTTACTTTAAAGAATCCGTTCTCTATATAAGTAGTGTCCTTACTACCGTCTGCATTAGTTACATCAAGTTTTGGTAGCCAGTTAAAGCCATCCCAGTTAGCTTGAGTAATATCACCCGCAGCAATAGCTTCTCTAATGGTTACTTTCTTAGTTACAAATCCCGCTGCAGGATCTTGCTTAACTTGATATCTATAATACTTAGAAGCAGGAAGTCCTAATATAAATCTAGATGTACCATCAGGATTAACTATCTCTGTGGTTTCATAGTGATCAACATTAGTAGGTCTTGTTACTGACCAAGCTGCAGTTCTTTTATATCTAGTTTCAGATTGACCGGATGTTGTATTAAAGAAGTTTTCTTCTGTATGGTTATCATCAAACCATTTCTTAAAATCTGAATTATTATTTCTTAGTGTCTCAACAAAATAAATGTTATCAAAGATGTCTATGTTTTCTAGAGTAAATTCTTTAATACCCATATTCAAGAATATATCTTTTATCTCATCAGAAAACTCTGAGAAGTAACTATTAAGAACAGTAAGATAGTCATCCGTGGGATCATTAGTCTGCATTCCCTCAAGATCTCTATATAACTCCATCATCCTGTTGTAAACTTCTTGCTCTCTTTCAAGTGCAGCTTTTGCTTGAGGACTTAAGTTCTTAGCAGTTCTATTAATACGCTTATCTAATAGTTCTTTTCTTCTTGCAAACTCTTGTTGTGTAAGTCTTTCCATAGATTCTCCAGACAAGAATCTTTCTCTCTTCTCAGACAACATAGATAGCTCAGCTTGCTCTAACTTAGTTAAACCACTACGAGTCATAAGTAACTCTTTAGCAGCTTTGATTTTATCTTCAAGTACTTTTATTTTCTCAAGTACTTCAGGTGTCATTTCTAGTGATGCTGGCTGTCCATCTTTATCTCTATACTTAGCAACTAGTAGTGCTCTTTCTTCATATAGTTCGGCAAGCTTATCATCAATTGCTGGTTGATTAGCTTGTTGTAATAAAGACTTCTGTTCTTCTTTTAGTCTAGCTAGTTCATCATATATAGCTCCTCTTTGTTCATAGAAACTATTCTTAATTTTAATACGAGTATTTCCCTTAATCCACTTATCTATGTGTTGGTTATACTCATCTGAACCTACTTCAATATTACGGTCAACTAAGCTCTGAGCAAAGTTTAAGAAGGCATTCTGAAATACCCCACGTAGAGGAATCTCATCATACATATCTTTACCTGCTTTTTGAAACTCTTGTAGTCTACGTGCTATCTCTAGATCACGGCCTACTTTCATATTACCTCTCTCGTCTAGTAAAGAATAAAGTTGTTTCTTTCTTCTATATAGTACTTCAAGTTCTTGTAGATACTCATACTGTTCATAGTCAGAGGCTACGGCATTATTAATATTGCGGATCTCAGATTCAATTTGGTCAAGTCTATGTCTAGCATCTTTACCAATATCATCCTTCTCTAGTAAGTCATACTTAGCATAGTACTTATTTGTGTACTCTGTATGCATGTACTTTCTTTCCCATGCACGCTTCTGGTTGATCAAGTCTGTAACTTTCTGATAGTCTTTAGTATCTACAGCTTCTTTCTTAGCTTGTTCTATCTTAAAGTTCCACTCATCAATATCTTTCTTATAGTTCTTCCATGGATTAAGATAGGTGTATGCTTGATAAGGTTTAAAAGTATCCTTATCTCTACCACCTACTAAATCTATGAATGTAGTTCTTTGACCTAAGTCTGCAATGTTTTTAGGATTAAATCCCGCAGCCTTTAGTAAAGGTTCTATTTCAGTAGCATACTGATTAGCTTTTAATTGTGCTCTTGTTTGTACATCTGTAAAGTTGTTCTTTACATACATAGCGAACCCAAATACTATAGGGTCTTGGTTATTCATGTACCCTTCTAAGAAAGAATTAAGAGCATGTGCATCTCCTAGTTCTCCTTTCATAAGAGCTTCTATCTTCTCGGGATTAAGTTTTAGTTCTTCATACTCACGCTTGCGGGCTTCTATAACTTTCTCAGGAGCATTCTTACTCTCTAAGAACTCAATCATCTCTGTATACTTCTGATCTATGGATTCTTTAAGAGGTAAAAGAGTATCGTAAATAATATCTCTGGTACCAGCCATATATACTTTATTGGTGAATACCTTAGACTGCTTAATGTTAGCTTGTATTTTATTTACTAATTGGTATAGCTTACTATTAGTTGTGAGACCTGCTAACGTGAAAGCCTGGTCATACTCATTCATGAACTTCTCTAATGTATTAATAACATTGTTCATGTAGAATACAGCTTGTAAGTTATCCTTGTTGTCTACATCTCTAGATAACTCGGCTAGCTTATCATTCATCTTAAGAGTAACTACTTCAAGACGCTCTATACTATTAATGAAGGCAGTCATACGGGCACGCTCAAACTCTACTGACTGTGCGGCTTGACCAAGAGGTGTACCTGATATAGTCTGATATCTACGTATAGAAGATAAGATTTCTCTTAAGTCAGAACGATCATACTCATCACGGAGTAAGTTAGCAGCTAACTCATAGTCCTTATTCTTCTCTAGGTTATTAAGAGTATCCTGTACAACATCATACATCCGGTTAATACTATTCTGAAATTCACCAGTTCTGTCTATCCTGCGTAAATCATTAAAGTATTCCGTATGATCACGGACGTAGGCAGCAAAGTCAGAGTCACTAATAATGTCTGTATTAAAGGTAAAGGTAGTTCCACTCTCAATCATCTTA